TTACGAAATATAACACTTTTCCAAACTGATACCCGCGAACTCTTACAATACAAAAGTACTTTTGTAGAGTATAGAATCTACTGGAATAGCGGCGAGATTGAATTCATTTATCCAAACGGAAATATAGCAAAAGCAACTTTTCAAAATGAAGCACAGTGCATCGAAAAAATCCGTGATGAAAGAGAGCAAAGAGCGGGATACAGAACACTCGGATGGATGAACTTAGATTAATCAATCAACTCGGGCGGCTTCGGTCGCCCACTTACAACAACGGAGCACGAAATGAACAGACAACAAGCAAAGCAACTCGGACAGGCGATCGGATTTTCAATGTGTGGATTGATGACATATATGATCGGATGGTCACTGCTGCGAGCACTGGCAAGCACAGCACTCTAAAACAAAAGACCGCCGCCCAACAACAACGGAAAGGGGCGGCGGTCAGTATGTCAAGATACACAGGCAGTCTAACCGGCTGCCTTTTGTGTGTCAAGCGTTAAGGAGTATCGCCGTACAATCCATTTGCTGAGGCGTTCTTGATCTCAATAGTCAATCCGGCGTTTGTAGCGTTTGCCGTGCCTCTAAATGTAAATGTACGCTCTACACGTCCAAAGGCTGTGATATTGTCGTTGTAGTCTTCGATCGTAGCGTTTGAAAGTGTCATTTTAAAATGGTGATTGGTGTCGGCTGTACGTGTGAACTGCAAAGATACATCGTCTTTAGTTCCAGCAAGTGAAGCGGCATACAATGTATTATCTGTCACGTCACAAGTTACAGACATTGTAACTTCTCGCAGGTCGGTGAATACTGGCTCGCCTGTCAGTTTTGAGCCGAGCAAGTTACGACGATCGATCGCGTTTGACAATGTCAATTCAAAAGATCGGATATCTAGTGACGTTGGAGAGAATGAAGATCCAAGACTTAAAGATCCCGCCTCATAATGTAATATTTCGTCATGTGCTGGGAAGTCGCTGACAATGTTGGTGGTTCTTGCGCTTGCATCTTTGCCAATCAGATCAAAAGAGATCGTCATTTCTGATCCGGCTTCTGCGCTGATTGTCATGGTATTGACTTTCAGGCCGCTGAAATCTTCCATACTGTTAGCCAGATTTGTCCCGCGTTGAAACTGGATACTCATAGAAGGCAAAGAGGCGGCGGGGGTGTATGTGTGCACATATGGACCTGATCCAGTACTGGCAAGCGCTCCGAGTGCGGCTTTGATCAATACGCCGATCCCGTCATAGTATGCAGGTATATCGATCGATCCGCCTGCATTTCTGAAGCCTTCAAACGTTCCTGACTGCATGCCGCTGGTTGGAACAGATAAATGCGTTGTGCGCTCTCTTTCCTGTACGATCTGGAGAGTGCTGCTAATCATTTTGATGTCTTGATGATTAGAGCCACTGAAGCCGCCGCCCCAACTGGCTTCCTCTCCAACTCTTAAGAATGAGTTTTGTGCGAATAAAATAGACATGTATGACTCCTATGGAAGTAAATTCTTTACTCGTAAAATAGCACGTATTTGGTACAGTTGTCCGAGTGTTGTTGAGATTTGGATTGCTATTGCATAATCAGATCCAGTGTCGCCAGCCTTGTATGTCGCCCTGACAAATCCATTGCCGATCCTTGTGGATGACTCATCATAACGCGCGGAGGCATCTGAGCCGCTGGAATCATAGGAAAAGACTTGCACGTAGTCGATCCCTTCTTCGTCGTTGCGCTCGTTGTACGGGCTGATCCGTTTTGCAAATCCTGAATTGACAATAAAATATACATGCACCTCGTCAGTGGATGCTTTTACAAACGACTGTATCGGGCTGTCTAGCGCGCTCTGACTGGCTGGCTGGCTGACTATCCTAGAATGTGGAGCGGATAGCATTATATGCCCAACCTTGGCGCTGGAAATAGTAACGGATACACTGCGATCTGTTGTTTCATTTGGTTCAAAGAAATACACATAGGCAACTGCAAAAGAATCATCGTTCTTAATCTGCATCCCGTCGATCTGTAGTGTCAGTGTTCTTGTGCTGTAATTGGCTCCGGCTTTACGTGCAAAACTTACAAGATTGCCCTCTGAATCTGTCACGACAACATCATTGAAATCTGATCGGATGTTGTCCCAGAAATCATCCCAGTCAGACGGTACTAAAAACTCAGCGTCGATTGTTGCAGTTGTACCCGATCCGCCTGTCGCGTCAATGGCTACAATCTGCCGCCTTCTATAGTCTGCATCAAACCACGTCATATCTAGATCCCCGTTCTACTCTGAAAAGTTACAGTCACTTCAATATAACCGATTGCAATGCCATCGAGTCCAAATCTATCGCCCTCGATTGCCGTAAAATTACAAATCACATTGTCAATCGTTCTTGTGGTGTCTGGATTGGCCAGCCCTAGAAATCGATCCGCTGTGATTGCTTTGATGATGTCGCTCGTTAGATTCAGTACATTTTTGGATCTGTCTGCCAGATTTGAGCCACCGCAGAAACAATAGATTTCGTATCTGGCCGACATGCGATACGAGGCGAGATTCAATCCCTGCTCTGTTGTAAAATCCAAGAAAGATACAGACGCATAAGGCGCGCGCGGAGGGTCCAACAAAGCACCAATGACAACAGAATTGCGCATATCGAGACCACTATGATCACTAGAAAAATCTTGCGCCGTTTTGGTTTGGAGCGCTTCCAATACTCTGTAAATTGTTGCATCTGCCATATCAATCTCGTATCAGTGCGGCGCGTAGAAGGTCTTGTAATTGTGGCTGGATTTCTTTTTGCTGATCTCGTATGCTTCGACCCAAGAAAAGTCGAGGGCGGATTGTTACATTTCTGCTTCTACCTGCGGTCTTTGTTCCAAACTCAATAGCCCCAGCATAATCCAATTCAGCGCCGCCAAATTGCCCGCCTGCCTGCAATACTGCTGTGGGCTTGCCGTCCAGTATCACAAAACGTCCCGCGATGCTCTGGCGCAATCTACCTGTCTGATTGTTGAATCCAGAGAATACATTTTGCTTTGATCGTCCTTCCATTTGTAGGGCTGCGATCTTTAGTCGCTTTACAAGTTGTTTTAACAGACGATCCGCACCGCCTGACAACTCCCGATCAAATTTCTTTGGAGTAATCTCTCTCATTGCATGCCCCTAGATGATCACAAAGGTGTTTCGATAGGGATACAAGATCTCTTTGACCTCTTGCGGGATTGTGTTGGGCATGTATGCAGTCGTTGCATTTCGCACCGTGCTGCTTTTCTTGCCCTGGCTGCTCTTTGCTCTGTGCAGTTGTGACGCATACACACAAACAGCATGCACGAGATCTTTATGAAACAGCGTAAATCCAAACGTACCGACTACTTTATTGCCTCGATATGCGTTTGTGAATCCGACCGTGCTTGTGTTCGTCTTGATGATTAACAAGCCCTGTTGTTTATCAATCTCGTACTCGTCTGCATTGACCTCTGTATCACTGCCATATTCACGATCTGGATCTGCGTGTACACTGGTGATCGTTACGACTGGTCTAACTGGCAACGGCAACACGCTAATATTGTCGTACATGTACGAATCAATATACAGGGTATAGGTTGCAACGGCTAGAGTTTTGGTAACGCTAGAATCAGGCGCAGGAAAGCCGAGGAAACGGGCTACGTTTGCCTCGACTCTATCCAAAAGATCAGATAATTCTGTATCGCTTCCCGTGCCTGTGACTTCAGGCAAGTACTCCTTCAATATATCGGTTGTAACGAGAGGCATACATTTTTATCCAAAGTCAGTAAGTTAGTAAGAACGGGCTTGACGCATTTGCAAACAGACAGAGGCGTTTGTACTTTTACCTGATGAGTTTTTCGTAACCTTTACGATCAAAACTTCGCCAGCCTCAAAGATTGCTTTATCTTCAGCACCTTGAGCAACCATATCGGCAGAAGTATTCGCAGTGAGTGCGCCCTGTGCTGAGTTCAAAGTACTCCACTGATACAATGCTGTTGCTTTGTCACTGCCGAGAACTTG